TGTTTAGCAATTCAGAAATGTCGTTAACCGGTTAACGCAACTTTTCACCGATACCCCATCGATACCCCATCGATACCCCTTAGCAAAAATTCACAAAAAATGTTTTTCAGTGGTCGGCGCTGGGGGTAATCTTTATGTCACAAGGCGATTTTGCGGCGTTTTTCCTCCTTTAGCTTCGCTTTCGCCTTGCTTTAGCCCGTCACTGGGCACACTAGTCTCCTCCCGAAAGGGAGGACACTATTCTAAAGCCAAACATTTTTTAGCGGAGTGCAAAGACATTGCGTCGCATCCTTGTTAATCCCTATCGCAACGATTTCGAGCCGACCAGATTTAGCCAGGCCATCAAATCTGAAATGGAATACAAACTCGATTTCAGCAACACAGCGACAGCAAGAGGGTCAGCGGTCAGCGGAGTCACTGTCGAAAGCAAAGGCAGTCGCAAGCTCACACTGACAACGCCGACTGTCAGCAGCAACGTCGCGAGTTTCTACGTCAGTGCCGATAACTCCGGTAACGGTGTAGTAGAAGCCGAGGCGACATTCGCAGACGGCAAACAAGAGCGAGCTTACATCACGGTCATCGCCCAAGACCCGCAATACCGCATATGATCACAGAAGAGGAATTCATCGGGCGTATCAACGCACTGCAATCACAGCGAGATGATGCACTCAATCAAGTGGTCATCCTGAACGGGCAGCTACAGCAATTGATGGCGCAGGTCGCGCAACTAGAGAAGCCAGTCAAAAAAAATAAGACATGAACGTAGACGAACTGCCCGTCCAAGACATTATTCCTTATGGGCAAAATCCCAGGAAAAACGAAGAGGCAGTCGATGTCGTTGCTAAGTCAATAGAACAGTTTGGGTTTCAACAACCATTAGTCCTCGATAAAGACCGCACCATTGTGGTCGGTCACACGCGCTTCAAGGCCGCATTAAAGCTGGGATTCAAGACCATTCCCTGCATTATTGCGGATAACCTGTCTGATGAGCAAATAAACGCTTACCGGATAATGGATAACAAGTCTTCTGAATACGCTTTCTGGCACGAAGGTTTGTTACTCCAGGAGATGACAAAGCTCCTAGAACAAGATTACGACCTCGAGTTCACAGGATTTACTGATGTTGAACTAAAAGAGCTCGGGCTAAACGTTGACTTAGGGTTCGTTGACGAAGGATTTGCACACGAAGATGACGTGCCAGATGTTCCTGATGAACCTGTTACAAAGCCTGGCGACATTTGGTTGCTTGGAAACCATCGATTAGTTTGTGGCGATTCAACGTCCGTTAAAACGCTGGAGAGCCTCATGCAGGGCGATACAGCGGACATGATGTTTACTGATCCTCCTTATGGTATGTCTTACGGAGGGGGTCGTGCAAAAAAAAACCATGTAAAATTTAAAAATCGTAGCGAAGGCATCAAGGCTCATGGCCCGATTATCAATGATGATTTGCGAAGCGACGAGTTAGTTCAGTTGCTAAGCGAGGCTTTGAAGTGTGCCGTGTCAGTTTGTAAAAGTGGCGCATCAAAATACATTTGTTTTCCGTGGCGTACATACGCTCAGTTTGAAGAAGCATTAGTAACTAATTCTTTACAACCGTCAGCCTGTATTGTTTGGGACAAAAAATCTATCGGTCTGGGACAGGCTAATTATCGACCGCAACATGAATTTATATTCTACGTCAAAGGCGACGATTGGCATGGCGACAGAGCGCAGTCAGACGTTTGGTATATGTCACGGGGTGCAACGGGAAACTATGTGCATCCGACTCAGAAGCCTGTAGAGCTTATCGAAAAAGCACTGATTAACTCATCAAAAAGACAAGACCTTGTTATTGATGTTTTTGGGGGGTCTGGTTCGACCATTATTGCTTGTGAAAGAACTGACCGTTTTTGTCGCATGGTGGAGCTTGATCCAAAATACTGTGATGTCATCGTTAAGCGGTGGGAAAACTTCACTAATCAAACAGCTAAATTACAAATACTGACAGAAAATGGCGAGCGAATACGCAAAATTAACGGATGAGCTAAAAGCTAAGATGAAGTTCGATTATGTTCAGGGAGACATAAACGAGGAGGGTTTTAGGCGCACCAAAACCATAGAGCGACTTAGCGAAGAGCATAACGTATCAATTCACACGTTATATAAGGCCGCGCAGCGAGAAGGATGGAAAGACCAGAAGTTAAATTTTCAGGCCGACCTCGAGGCTGAGTTAGAGGCGCAACGTATTCAAGAGTTCGCGCAGGAGTCAAAAATACTCGATAGCTCAAGTCTTAATCTTGCAAAAGCGATGCTTGCCACTGTTGGGCAAAAGATACGCGCTCATCAAGAGGCAGAAAGGTTAGGCAATGAAGGAATCAGCACACATCAACTGCAATCGTTATCAACAGCATCGTTAAATGCACAAAAGCTCGCAAAATTGGCGTTAGGCGAGCCCACAGAAAACACTACCCTGAACGCCAGAATCGGAGCGTATGAGCTTACCTTTACTGACGAAACAGAAGATTAGGGTTCCCAGTGCGTTTAAAGAGTTGTTTGAGCCGCATCGTTACAAAGTTTATTGGGGCGGTCGAGGTGCAGGCAAAAGCGTTCAAATCGCAAGTGCTTTGTTGCTTAAAGGCTCAGAGCCAAAGCCTAAACGAATCCTGTGCGCCAGGGAGATACAGCGCAGCATCAGAGACAGCGTTCACAGCCTGCTCGCACAGCGCATCAAAGCGTTAGGACTTGAGCATTTCTACGAGGTCACGTCTAACGAGATTCGTGGGACGAATGGAACCTCGATTATCTTCTCAGGCTTGTGGCAGAACGTGCAGTCGATCAAGTCGATCGATGGCATTGATATTTGTTGGATCGAAGAAGGCAACAGCGTTAGTGAACAAAGCTGGCGCACATTGATTCCATCGATTCGGAAACCAAGCAGCGAGATATGGGTTAGCTTTAACCCTGAACTGAAAAGTGATGCTGCATATCAGCGATTCGTTTTGAATCCACCAGACAGTGCAGTCGTGAAGAAGGTGTCCTGGCGAGACAACCCGTATTTCCATCAAACGACCTTGCCAGACGAGATGCAGACGCTTAAAGCAAATAACGAAGAAGAATATCAACACGTCTATGAAGGCGAACTCAAAGAATTTTCAGACGGCTCAATTTTCGCGCAGCAACTTAAGCAGATGCGTGAAGAAGGGCGAGTGTGCAATCTGCCCGTGGAAAGCGTCCCTGTAAATACGTTTTGGGATTTGGGGCGCAACGACACGACAGCGATCTGGTTCCATCAGCAGGTCGGCAAAGAGCATCGCTTCATAGACTTCTACGAACACAGATTGGTTGACCTTGATCACTATGCTCATGTTCTGCGAGAGAAGGGCTATCTGTATGGCGATCATTACCTGCCGCATGATGTAGAGGCTGTCATGTTGGGTTCAGGCAACAGAAGCAGGCGCGAGATACTTGAAGGGCTTGGTGTGCAGCCGATTGTCACAGTGCCACGCATTGCGTCTGTTGAGGACGGTATCGCGCAAGTCAGAGATGTGTTCCGTAGCTGTTGGTTCGATCAGACAGACTGCGAAGAAGGCTTAAACTCTTTAGCAAACTATCAGTATCAGTGGGATGACAAGTTTGACACGTTTCGCAAAGTTCCATTGCACAACTGGGCTTCCAACGGTGCAGACGCTTTCAGAATGTTTGCCCAGGCATACCAAGCAGAAACAACAGCACCAGACCTAGAATTCACAAGCGAGTGGTAATGGCAAAAAAGAACGACATCATCACGGAGGCAATGCACCGATTTGAAACTGCCTCTGATAGCTGGCAGGACACCTATGACCTGGCGCTGTCTGACGTGAGCTTCATCGATGAACCCGATGGTCAGTGGGATGAGTCGAGCAAGAACAACCGCAAGAATCGACCATGCCTGACATTCGACAAGCTCTCTGCGTCCGTTGATCGGGTCGTTGGATCGCAGCTTTCAAACATGCCTTCTATCAAGGTCAGAGCAGCCGAAGAGGGCGACGAAGACACAGCAGAGATTTTCCAAGGTTTAATACGTCAGATCGACCAGCGAGGCCAGAAAGCCTTTAAAACAGCGTTCAAATTCGCTGTGAAGGGCGGCTGGGGCTGCTTGCTTATCGATCACGATTACATCGATGACGTTTCACTTGACCAGGACATTTTGATTCGGGAGATCAAAAACCCGTTTAGCGTCCTCATCGACCCCATCGTGCAAGCACAGCCCATTGAAGAGGCCCGTTATGGCTTCGTCTTTGAGGATGTGGAGCGGGACGAGTTTGAGCGCATGTACCCTAAAGCGAAGAACCAGGGGTCACAGAGTGACTTTGAAAACACTGGCAATTTCGACAGCTGGGTGTCAGAAGATTATGTGCGTGTGGCTGATTACTATCGCATCGTTATTGAGGAAAGTCGCCTTGTGCAGTTGTCCGATGGTCGTGTCGTGGACTACGCAGATATCGAGCCGATAGCCGACGAGCTTAACCTGAATGGGATAACCCTGGGCAAAGAGCGCATCGTCCAGAGCAGAAAGCTAGAACGCTACAAGTTAACCGCGATGGAAGTGATTGAAAAAGTCGAGTGTGTTGGACGATACATTCCGATTGTCCCTGTTTTTGGCAAGACCACGAATGTTGACGGCACGTTCTTCAGTCGCGGCATCGTCGCGAAAGCCAAGGACGCGCAAAGGATGTACAACTACTCGCGCAGCGTTGCGGTAGAAGTCAGTGCGCTAACACCCAAACAGCCGTATCTAGCAACCCCAGCGATGGTCAAGGGCCATGAGGAACGCTGGCGCAACATGATGACCTCATCCGACCCAGTGATGTTCTTCAACTTCGATCAGGGTCAGAAGCCGTTTCGAGAAGCGCCTGCACAGGGTAGTCCCGCACTCGCGCAGGATGCACAGGTCGCCAGTGCTGACATTCAAAGTACGACAGGCATATATGAAGCGAATCTTGGAGCGCAGGGCAATGAAAGCTCTGGCGTTGCAATACGGGGCAGACAGTATCAGGGGGAGCTTACCAACTACGAATATGCTGACCAACTCAGCGATGCAATGGAATTGGCTGGCAAGATTTGCATCGATCTGATTCCTAAGATTTACGACACAGAACGTCAGATCAGAATTCTTGGCGAGGATGAAACAGAAGAGGTCATGGCGGTAAACAAACCACTGCAAGACATGCAGACCGGTGAATTCATCCTGACCAACGATCTTACGGCAGGACACTATGATATCAAGATGGCGACAGGCCCATCGTTCTCCACTCGCAAGCAAGAAACCGCAGAACAATTATCTCAGATTATTGCCCAGAACCCTGCGATGTCCTCGATGGTC